AATTAGTATCCGGCATTGCAGTTGAAAAGTTGACCGTGAAGTCACCAGTGCCGTTATCAGTAATACTTGACACATTGCCGCTTGCACGAATAGCAACAGTACCTGTGCCGTCGAAGTTAACCCAAGCACGACAGCCATAAGCAGTGGCAACAGAACCGTAGCCTGAGTTGCATTGGAAATTGCCGCTTGAATCAACGGTAGCCCGCGTACTACCACCAGTAACAATACTTACGGTATCTGCGCCAAAAATAACGCCGGTGTTTGTATCGCTACCCTGAACAGCAGGGGTCGAAGCCGACCCGTCTACGCCAGCAATGCCTGTAGTGCCATTGATCGTAATTGCCATATCACACCACCGTCCAAGTTGAACCGCTTGGTACCGTTACCGTCACACCCGAATTAACCGTTACTGGCCCGGCACTTAGGGCGTTAAACCCGATCTCAATAGTGGAAGTAGTCGCTATCGTATTAGAGTTCATAGTATAACCTTCGGTGCCTATCACGGAACGTGAGGCTGGATATACCACAAATACGTCTTTGGTGCCAGCAGAGAAGCTGACCGCCGATCCGGAGTTGGATGATGCAAGTATTGTGGTTCTGGACAAGGTAGTGCCAGAGGACGTGTACGTCCCAATACCAACTTCCCACTGACTCGTGGTCTGGCCCGCGATGCAATAGTAGGTGGTATTGGCGTTACCGATAGCCGAAAACGATTGATAGCCGGTAGCCGCGCCAGCAAGCGTGACGGTGCCTGTTCCGGTAGTAGTGGTTGTCTCTTTAACTCGATCTTTTAAAACAAGTGCCATAGTCAATCCTTAATTAGCAGCGTCAACAAGCTCCCAATCGTTTTCTTCGTTTGTATTCACCAGATTCCAAGAGTTGGTTTCGCTCGTATTGATGTTCAACCAATCGTTTTCTTCGTTTGTATTCACCAGATTCCAAGAGTTGGTTTCGCTCGTATTGATGTTCAACCAACTTAAATCAGATGGTACAGGAATTGGTCGCCACTGGATATTCAAGTTACCTATAGCGCCTTGAGCCTGCACTCCGGTCAAAACAACTGATCTTGCTGACCCAAGATTACCAACCTGTCCTGCCGCGTATACGCCTGTAATAGCTACCAGTTTAGTAAGAACTACGCTACCAACTGCCAGCGACGCAGATACGCCAGTTAGTGCCTTTGATTTTTCAAGGCCTAGTGATCCGACTTGACCAGTAGCTTCAACTCCGGCCAATGACACGGTAATAGTTTTTCCAAAATTACCAACAGCGCCTGAAGATTGAACCCCAGTCAGGGCATTTGACCGCTCTTTAGCAACAGAACCAACCGCTCCAGACGCAAATACACCGGTTACTGCTGCTCCACCAAAAACAGTGCCTACCGCGCCCGATGCCTGAACCCCCGTAATTGCTTTGGTGATGGTCGGAGTAAGGTTGCCGACTTGACCGGTAGCAATAACTCCATCTTCTTGAGAAGAAATGCTTTCTGTTACATCGCCAACCTGACCCTGAGCAGAAACGCCAGTAAGGGCAATCGTACGAGAAGTTGAAACCGACCCTACTGCTCCAGTGGAGAAAACACCGGTCAAAGCAACTGAAATGGTCGCAGATACTGAGCCAACCGAACCGGTTGCCGAAACGTCGGTTATAGCTTTGCTTACTGCTACCCCTACGCTACCAACAGCACCTGTGCCTGCAACTCCAGTCAATGCTACTGTGCACGAAGTTGTAACCGACCCAACCGCTCCGGTCGAAGAAACTCCGGTTATCGAGATAGGCGCAGTTAGGTTTCCAACTGCTCCAGTAGCATAAACGCCGTTCTCAGCAACAGAAAGCGTAACGCCAAAACTGCCAACAGCGCCGGTAGAAGAAACCCCAGTCAGCGCAAAGGATCGCGCACCAACTGCCATTGAACCAACGGCACCGGTTGCTGAGACACTTGTTTCAGAAACGGAAAGTGTCTTGCCGAAACTACCGACAGCACCGGTTGCTGAGACACTTGTTTCAGAAACGGAAAGTGTCTTGCCGAAACTACCGACAGCACCGGTTGCTGAGACACTTGTTTCAGAAACGGAAAGTGTCTTGCCAAAACTACCGACAGCACCGGTTGCTGAGACACTTGTTTCAGAAACGGAAAGTGTCTTGCCAAAACTACCGACAGCACCGGTTGCTGAGACACTTGTTTCAGAAACGGAAAGTGTCTTGCCGAAACTACCGACGGCACCGGTGGCGGAAACACCGGACAAAGCAACCCTTACGTCTGCTCCGGAGAGAGAACTAAAGGGTGCCCCGGAAAATGATGCTCCGCTAAACATTTATGAAAAAAGACTGGGCGGGGTTTCCCCCGCTGTCTTATGCAAGGCGGATCAGCGCATTCGTGGAGTCATTGGTCGGCATGGTCAGGGTGAACGTACCGGCGGTCACTGTCTGCGAACCAAAGGTATGCACACTTACCGCACGGTTACCCTGCGAGTTGTTGTAAATCAACACCGCGTCAAATGCCGTAGCGAGCGTGACGGTGGTGTACGAGATGCTCGCAGTCGGAGTGGTGTAACCCGTGGTGCCGCCAGTGGTCGGCGCGTTCCAAGTGCCGACGCTGACGCCGCCAGCGGTATAGCCCGTGCCAGATACTTCGCCAGTAGCGGAATACGCGGTGGTGGAAGCGTTGTAAGTTGCCGAAGCCAGATACAGCGCAGCCTTGAAGGTATCTGCGGTATTTATGGTGCGAGCCGGGTTGGTCGCGCTGAAGTTGTGATACGCGTTCAGAAGCTCACCCTTGAAAGAGGTGGCCATCGCTTGAGTGTTTGCCATGTTGTCTTCCTTTCGTTAATTAGGCGATCATTGCCGCAACGCCTGCTGCAAAAGCATTTCTCTTCAGATGAACATGAACGGAGCGATGAACAAGTTCACCTCCATGCCAGTATTCTACCCAACTGGTAATTTCGTGATCATTATCAAGAGTCCCTTCCTTTTTCTCAAGAAGTGACTCGTCCATCTCGCCTTTCGTTGTAACCACCACCGCCATAAATCACCTCTTTAATGACAGGAACCGGAGAACCCTCAAACAAGTATGAGCCGGAATGACCCAACTTAACCCAAGGGGCTACATGTATTTTAATTCCATGCTCTCTGCACATGTGACAGAACGCATAATCCTCAGAAAGCTGCTTCCCTGTTTGGGGGTCTTTCATCAGAAAGAAAAAGTTGTAGATGCGCTTTTCACTTGAGCTATCAACATACGTGTCAGCATGCGGTGCCAGCGCCTCAAAAACAGAGCGTTTGATCAGCATGAATCCGGTGCCAGCACCAAAAACCTCAACCGGATCGGTCACCTTGACTACGCGCTCTTTCTCGTAATCCATGAGATTCACGACCAATGTTCCCGTATACCGGGGAAGGTCTTCCGGCCCAGCGCCAGCCAAAGCCATCTTGTGAACCATGTGCCAGTTGATCTCCTTCTTGGGATACACACCGGCGATTACGTCCTTGTCAGCCCGAAGCATCTTCCAGATGTCTTCTGCGTCAAATTTTATATCCGCATCGATGAACATCATATGCGTAAAATCATGCTTCAAGAAAATTTCAGCGAGCTGATCCCTAGCGCTAGTGATCAAACTGTTGTTGTAGATGTAGGCAAAAGCTACGTCCACCCCGTTCCTATTGAGGGTCGGAATAATGCCAAGCGAAGAACGGGTATATTCACCGGAACACATCCCGCCATACATCGGTGTGGCAACAAGAAGTTTCACGAAAGCCTCAAAATTGAAGAAGTGCTGCTTGCGGAAGGAAACTCTACGGTGAACGTGGTCGTAGAAGTTTTGCTTGATCCAAAATCAAGAACGCATATTGCCGGATTGTTTGCTCCGTCATCTTTGTAGATCAAAGCGCCGCGAGCAGTAATTGCACCAGACCACGAAACATTAGCAAATGACCAATAAGCCACGGCATCTTCGCCGGACTGTGTACCAACCGTCGGCACTTGGTTGATGGTCAGAGTTTCGCCTCCAGCCGTGTATCCAGAATCCGTAACTTCTCCGGTGGCAGAGTATCCAGTAGTGTTCGCATCCAGCGTGGCCGTGTTGGTGTAAAGCGCGATCTTGAACACATCGGTCGTGCCGGTGTTGAAGTCGAACTGTCCTGACGGCATGCCCGTCTTGAATACGTTACACAGGTAGTTGCCAGTGAAGGCCATATCAGCTTACCGGAACGCGAGGCGTCCCGCTCCTGTATTGATCTTGCTTCTCCATACCGTCGCCCAGACGCTTGGCCATCATCAGGGATTCCTTATAACTCGCCTCGTATTTTGCAATCATGTCAGGTTCACCTTTCATGAACGTATATGCCTCAACCAGTGAGCCATACAGCAACACGGGGTCAAAATTATCACCGAGCCAAGTCCGGCCAGAAGACGCAACGGTGATAGATTCCGGATAAAAATAGTAGTGTAGCTCCACCTCATACGTGTTATCCGGGGTCGGGGCTACGATAGCCGAAAGCTCGTTGGTTAGCGTTGGCGGAGAAGTATTCGTGGTAGTCGGCCCAAACAGTGCATAGTACGCCGGTAGACCAGTATCAGCGGGTGTTGGATACGACTCACGCAAAAAACTCACGTCCTTATTGAGCAGGAAGTGGTAAGCGTCATCATCGTCAACAACGGCTATCGAGTAAATGGCAAGAAAATCATCAGGCAACCCTAAGTACTTGTTATTTTGAGTGAAGTTCCCAAGGACGTTTTTCCGGAGAGCAGGAAACAGCACCGTATTGTAGATTCGCTGCTCGGCTTGGGTGATGAAGGTGTTAATCTGCTCGGCGCTAGTAAGCGACACCGCTGCTCCGGTAGAGCCGGTGAACGTGGTGTTGGG